GACCAGGGATCAGTTCTAGCTGTAGAAACGTGGGAGAGATAATCCCAAACCACAACCAGAAGTTGTCCCATCAAACTAGAACAGCTGTGTAGCACAATTAAGCACTTTTCAGACTAATTTGATAAATCCAATATAATACTTGACTATCCTATTGTCAAGTGATAATTTAAAAATATGTCAAATAAAAAAGAAAGAGGTATAAATGACTAAAGAACGAAAGATAACACTTAACGCAGAAAAGCGAAAAGTGATTGCTGACCAATTTCAATCTTTTTACGAAGATAAAGTAAAAGATAAATTGATACAGGCAAAAGAACAATACGACTTGATGAGAGAAAAGGCAAAAGAAAAAATCAATCAAGTTGTAAGATATCATCAACCACAGGAAGACGTTGATACAATTAGAAGAATGATACAAAAATACAATAGAGCAGGTGGCGAGTTGTATGAGGATAATTGTTTCTATGTTCAACGACCAATTATTAAAGTTGATGATGAGGGTAGAGAGTATGACGCAAATGATGAAGTCCATGTAAGATTTGACATGGGTAGAAATTTTGCGAGAGCATACTATCGTGATGAATTAAAATCAAAGGGACTAAACCCAGATTTTAATTTGGCTATCAATGATGACTACTCAAAAAGAAATCCAAAATATTACAATGATGAGAGTGCAGTAAATAAATTTTTGGGTTTCAGTACATCTTCTAATGATGATAAATCTATAACTACACCTAAAGCAAAATGGGAAAGTGATTTTAAACTTTGGACTATTGGTAGTTCTTATTGTCATTCAAGAAATTATATGGTTGATGAAAATACTCTAAACTTTTTTAAAATGTATGTTGCTAGTGCTGACAATGTAATCAAAGAACACCAACAAATGTATTCTTATGTTGAGGGCAAAATGAAAACTTTAAGATTAGGTTTAAAATCTTATCGTACTTTTGACCAAGCAAAAGCACTTGCAGATAAAGTTGGAGTTGTCTTAAATGAAACAATGATGAATGAGAGTTCTAGTTTAGCTTTATCAATTTACTCACCAGATAATCTGGCTAGTCTTTTGGAAGATAAAAAAATCTTAACAAGAGATGAGAAGATCGCTATTGCAAGACAACAAATGGCACAAAGTATAAATTAATACTTGACAGGGACTATTCTATAATATAGGATAGTCCCATAACAGAAAGAGAGAAATATGACTAAAACATTTTATATAACTTATTGGGCTAGTAAGCACAAAAAACATATTACTAGACAAGGCAAACATGACGAGAAAAGCAGATATGGTGTTGCGAAGAATGGAACACCTTATTATGTTTATTATGATATAGACGCACATGGATATAGAACTGCGACTACTGCGTGGAAAGTGAGGCACTAATGTTGAGAGCAATTTATTTTGCGTTACATTTTGTAATGATATTTTTGGGTGTAGTGTTAGCAATACATTTTGACTTTACTATAGGTGTATTAATCGCAGGCACGTTCGCAGCCAAATGGTTTTTATTAGATTGGATAGCAGATCATGAGCGACTATAATTGGTGTCATGGTCCGAATTGCCATACAAATAAAACACAAGATAGAGTAAGAGGTGTTAAAGGCTCTAAGGTATTGAGGACCAGAAAGATTGCTCAAACTGAATATAACAAAGACTCAGTCTGGGGTGTGTTCTGTAGTCAAGGTTGTTACACTGATTTCTTTTATAAGTATTGGAGAGAAGTCATTGCAATCGCGCCAAGGTTAGAGGCTCTTGAAACACCGATCGATGTAGTTGTCGAAACTAGGACCGATTGGCGAGGCAATCCATATAAACAAAAAGTAATACAGGATATTGACAATGCTTGACTTATCCTATATGGTCCAGGATATGACAAACATAAAAATCAAAACAACTAACCCTTACTCTGGACAGTCAACTTATTTGACTAAAGAAGAATACGATCTTTACCATACGATTAAAGACGCAGAGATAAAAGAGGATTACGACACAGTTCGTAAAGGCTTAGACAAGTTTAGTAGAATGAACGCTGACGCGTACATGACTTTACTAGATTAAAACTCTCTTAGTATCAAGGCCCTAACGGGCCTTGATAGTGGTCCCAGACACAATCCGAAATAACCGCGAAACAATAAAGTCAATCCCCCTTACAAAAAAAGGGGTCCCACTACTCTAGGTTGTAATGCTTGATTTAGAGAGTTATTGCTGTTAAAATACTTTTTCACTGGTAAAAAGGTGCAAAAAATTTTTTAAAAATTTTTTATGAATGAAAAAAATATAGACATAGATAAAATAGATTTAGACAACTTAGACTTAAGTGCACTTCCTGAAGACGTTAGAAAAGAATTGTTAAAAGTGGATGTTATGCATACACAAAAACAAATTCAAGGTAAGGCTCAAAATGATTTTATGGCCTTTGTCAAAGCTGTTTGGCCCGAGTTCATAGAAGGCGGCCACCACAGAGTTATTGCACAGAAGTTCAATGACCTTGCTTCAGGTAAAATCAACCGACTAATCGTTAACATGCCACCAAGACACACTAAATCTGAGTTCGCAAGTTACCTTTTGCCAGCATGGATGGTGGGTAAAAACCCAAAATTAAAAATTATACAGGCAACACACACCGGAGAACTTGCAGTAAGATTCGGACGTAAGGCAAAAAACTTGATTGACTCCGAAGAATATAGAAAAATTTTTAAAACTACACTACAGGAAGACTCAAAAGCTGCTGGACGATGGGAAACGGAACAAGGTGGTGAGTATTTTGCAGCTGGTGTTGGCGGTGCAATCACGGGCCGTGGTGCAGACCTCTTGATTATTGATGATCCGCACTCGGAACAAGACGCATTATCGGCAACAGCCCTGGAATCTGCGTATGAATGGTACACATCTGGTCCAAGACAACGTCTTCAGCCGGGAGCCAAGATCGTTTTGGTCATGACACGTTGGTCAAAAAAAGATTTAACAGGAATTTTACTCGATAATCAAAAAGAAATTAAGGGTGATCAGTGGGACTTGGTTGAATTTCCGGCAATCATGGACCACGGAGATAAACAAGAACCGGTTTGGCCACAATTTTGGAAAATGGATGAGCTAGAAAAAGTAAAAGCCACACTTCCTGTTGGAAAATGGAACGCACAATGGATGCAAAACCCAACTTCTGAAGAAGGAGCGATATTAAAACGTGAATGGTGGCAAAAATGGGACAAAGATTGGTTACCAGACTGTCATTACGTGATTATGTCTATGGACACAGCATTTTTAAAAAAAGAAACGGCCGATTACAGCGCGATTACAACGTGGGGAGTGTTTTATCCTAACGAAGATAGCAAAGCTAATTTAATTTTATTAGATTCGTTAAAAGATCGGTACGAATTTCCAGAACTACGTCGTGTTGCGTTAGATCAATATAAATATTGGAATCCTGATTTGGTGATCGTGGAGCAAAAAGCATCTGGAACTCCTTTAACACACGAATTAAGACAAATGGACATTCCGGTGATGACATTTACCCCAAGTCGTGGTAATGATAAGCACGTCCGTGTAAATTCTTGTGCACCGCTTTTTGAGGCTGGTCAGATTTGGGCCCCTGATATGAAGTTTGCAGAAGAAGTTATAGAGGAATGCGCGTCATTTCCATACGGGGATCATGATGACCTGGTTGATAGCACAACCATGGCTGTTATGCGATTCAGGCAGGGAGGCTTCCTAACCCATCCAGAAGATTATGAAGACGAAAAAACAGAACCTAGGAAGATGGAGTACTACGGATAATGTCATTGAAAAGTGAAGCTATAAAAAGATTTTTAACTGCAGCGAGATCTCTTGCTAATCAAGGATTAAGCAAAGAAGCAATCATGCAGTTTGCTAAAAATGAGTTTGGTGAAATAACAGAACTGTTTCAAAAACAGATAGACAATATTTTTAAAAGACCTGCATCAGGAATTGAAAAAATAAAAATAAAAGATGAGGTGTTTGATGATACTGTAATCAAACTTCCTTATGATGATCAACTTCAACCGTTTAATCCCAACAAGCCATTAAAACAATACGGCAAACCAAAACAAAACAAACCCGATGTTTATGGTATTGATGACTATGACACGACAAATATGTCAGATATTAAAAAACAAATTATTAGCACAGAAACTAAACTTGGTAATTTAAATCCAGACTCACCTGATTTCAAAGAAAGAGCAAAAATATTAATAGACGAAATTGAAGCATTAAAAAATAAAATACCTAGAACAGATAAATACACAGGTGGTATGGTTGACGTTGAACCAAACTTATCTGACATCGGTCACGGATCAGACGCTTTGATGGCTAGAACAAGATTAATGTCACCAGGTAGTCAAACAACTACATCAACCGGTTTAAATTATTTACTCGCTGAAGATAATGACAACCTAAGAGTTCCTTTTGAAAATGGTAAAAATTTTGAAATGTACTTAAGAGAACGTGAGCAAATAGAACGACAAAGAAGATTAGAACAATTAATGAAAGAATACCAAGATGATATGAATAGAAAAAAAGTCATGGAACAAAAACAAATGGCAGCAGAAGGTGGTCGTATAGGTTTTTCAAAAGGTAAACTTGCAGACAGAGGAAGACGTAAATTTATGAAACTTGCTGGCACTGGTATTGGTGGTCTTGCTGCGCTTAAAGCAGGATTAATTAATCTTGCAAAAGATGCAGGACCAAAAGTAGAAATGATAAAAGAAACAGTAACAGAGGTACCTCAATATTTTTTTGATTTAGTTTCTAAAATAAAAATGTTTGGTAGAGAAGGCACACCTTTAAGTGAAAGAATGAATGTAACTAATTATAAAAACTTTGAATTAACAGAAGACATTACAACAGGGGATATGAGAATTACAAAACAAGCTGGTGATCCCGAAGGACCA